GGAGTTCTTATATTCTCCGATATATTATTAAAACTAATCATTTATCTTTCCTCCTTATTTATACTTCTTGTATGGAATTTCTTCTTGAACGGATTTTACTTCAGCAACAATACCTTCAGTAACATCCCCGCAATTTATACGCCTTCTCCAATACCTACCCGCCGGACCAATTATCGTTTTCCATTCTCCAAGTTCTGCTAAAGGAGTCTTTGACAATGGGTCACGAACAATCAATCCCGGTCGAGGAATTAAAAACTTTTGACTTCCATCCATATCTCCACCTCTCCGTTAATTATATTATTTACGGGACCTGAAAAAATCGAACCCAGTTCCCCACGAATAATCTTCGAATCCACCTTCGTATTGTTCAGTCATATCCACCATAGTTGTCATATCAGGGGACAATGCTGTAATCGGTAAGTGTGTCCCTTCACCCTCAAGTAATTTCAAACAGTCCTGCCATTTAACTGACGGTGTCATTATATATTGTGTATATACTTTTAAAAAATCATCAAGTTCTTCAGGACCTACTACCTCACTCCCTATATATGCAGTCTCTTGCAGTTCCCCTTCCGCCGCCGTATTCGTTTTCAATATCGCAGGAAATTCAAACTCGTATTGAAACCACAGCCATCCACGGTCAATATCAAGTAGCCTCCCACCTCTATAAATTACTGGTCCATTATATCCTGGGTCCCATCCTATAAGTGCTGAAAATAATTCAGCACGAATATCATGTAATTTATCGTATGATATAATCCCCGTTAGATCGTCTTCAGTCGTATCATTTTTAACAGCAACGACCACGCCGAACCGTTCTGTTATATTTTGATTTACACTATTATCTTCAGTATTTTCATCTGCATTATCGGCCAAAGGAATAACGAAAGCCATTTCATCAAGGAGTGTTCCAGATACGGCCATATCAAGATCGGCTGCTCCGCCGATATTATTTTTGAAATAAGTTTTGGCGAGCCTGAGTTTTAAAACTATCGCCCCTAACTTCATATCCTGCCGACCTCTTTAAATGTCTTCTTGACCGCTGCTTTTATGTTTTTAATTATACGATCTTTATTAGCGTCTACTGCCGGTTTTAACCATTTACGTCTTCCTGACTTCCTTGTATTTTTTGGGTCTTCTAGTGCTACCCCGTATGGAGCCCCTCCAAATGTTCCGACCCGCAATTCTAATTCTTTTACATCGTATAATATAGACCGTATAAGTTCTCCAGTATCTATAGCTGGAGGAAACCCAGGAGCCGAAGGATGATGAACTATTTTTTTCTTTTTATTATATCCTTTGGTTACTGATGTTAATAACCTATTAGTATTCCTCATTGAAGTTATAATATAATTTCTTAAATTATTTCCTTCGATAACCATCGCCCTTTCAATAGCACGAGGGATTGTTTTATGTTTTTCAATAAGGGATTTACTAATCTCCCTTACCTGAGCATTTATTTTCCTTGCGTTAGGAATGTTAATTATGACGGCCATCCGGTCCCCTTTTCAAATAATTCTTCTCCGTATATTTTAGCATACTCATGATGATCATCATCTCTTTGTATCCCTTTAACTCTATACAAAGTTCCTTTCGTTGTTGTCCCATGCTGCATAAACAAAAACCATTCAGCTTTTATCTGGCTTATATCACTCATGTTTTTAAAGCCTGTATCAAACCCTAAATCATATTCTCGGCCTATTTGAATAATTGCTGATGTCCTAACCGTGAATTCATGGGAGTAGTTGCCGAATCTATAACTCCCTTGAGCTTGCACGCCACGTAGAGCAACAATATATTCCGATAAGGGTTTAACGCTTGCCCATATAGTCGTAAGAGTTTCATACGTAGTTCCAAGGCTCCCCGTATTTTTTGGAGTTAATACAGGCTTTCGTATTTGAACTCTATGTCTTAATTTTGGAGCAAGCCACATTTTCTTAATACCTTATTAACCTATACTGTTCAATCAAACACTTTGCATCAGGTGGAGGATCAGGCGTTAATGTCCTCTGTTCGTAAATCTGCATAACCCATAATTTTATCCCCTCGCGTATGAGCGCGGGAACATCTTCACCTGCCGTCCCATATCCCGCCCAAAAATCAATTATATATCCGGCGGTATATCTATCTGTATTAGAGGGCGGTGTACATCCATTCCTGATAACCAATTTCGCAGGGTCCAAAGAATCTACTACAAAATAATTATCGTCATCATACAATGTAAGTACATCGTCCTCGTCAACAGTATAGACGCCTTCAACAGAAATAAGCGGAGGTCTGGGTAACTCAATTTCCATCCCTGGCCAGTAGTCTAAATACATTCTTACTTTTTGTTTGATCAAAGCCCGTGCAAGATATCCTTCACAGGCATTTCTTGCTGCAGTAATAAACCCTCCAATCAATGTATCTTCATCGGTCCCGTCAATCCTTCCGAACGTTTTAAGTTCAGTAAGAGTTATAGGTTCTATTGTCGGTGAGGTTATCACCGAAAACTGTCGATTTCCGTCCATCGGATTCCCCGATAATGATCCATCAATAATAGGCATTTATTTTTTTCCTTTCGGCTTATTAAATAAATCTTCCTCAGACTTATTCTCAGTCTGTTCTACATCCGCCATTTTATTTTCAGGAGCTGAACCCATTGATTTTTGTTCTATGGGTTCATCTTTAACGTATTCAGCAACCTTCATCACGTCAACAAAGACTGATGCAAGATTAGCTACTACATCGTAGGTCTCTCCCTCTTTAAAATTTTGGATGAGTACTCCATCCTGAGAACCACGTTCATTTCTAAGCATTTTAATTTTCATTTCCCAGACCTCCTTAATTATTAAGAGTGAGTAACCGATGTCGCTGTATTTACAGCGATAATAGACCACTCACCGTCTTTGATACAGGTCATGTGCATCCTAGCACATGAGTTAGAAGATGCTTTAAGAATCGCCCTTGATTGAGATATAAGAGTTAGCAGAGGAACAATCGCACCAGCGTCACACGAGATAACCACGTTAGTAGATTGCCCGAGGTTAGTTCCTGAAGCTTCCGGAGTATCAATATAAATATACATTTCCATCCCTACTGACGGAGCAGATGCCATATATAAATAAGTAGATACATTGTTACTTCCAGTCGTTATAAGATGATACTTATAATGATTGTAAATAACCGATGGAACAAGAGTACCCGCTGCGACAGAAGCACTCGCGGCAGCGTGGGTCTGAACCTTGTCAAAATTATACAAAGCAATTTTAGCAGACTCAGGAGTAACCCCGAAAGATTCACTCACGCAATAAAAATTAGAGCCAGTCTCCATGAGTATTGCGCCACCACTTGCGGCAACAAAAACATTCCCCCCCTGCCTCTTATAAACTTTAGGTTGATACGTTGGATCAGCCATAATAAAACCTCCTTAAAATACGGATAGAGCACAACCGGCTCTATCCGCTTACTCATTTAGACAGGGCTATTCACTGCCCAGTTGTTCGGTGCCCCACAGACCGCGACAGCCGCGATCCACATCGTTGACACTGCCCCGGAAACTGACATGTACAATCGAACCCAGCGGAACGTAGAGTTGTTGTTGCCGACAGCTTTCTTGTAACCTACAATTATCCGACCATATCCACCTGTCGCGGACGCTGTGACGTTGTCCGAACCAAGAAGACTTGTCTTAGAATTGAGATTAAAGAAATGACCATCAGTACCTGTTGAATCATAACCGCCATACACATCATGGATAATCTGGCTATTATGAACATTGGACCACGTGATAACCGTCGCATTAGAATAACCCTGCTGAAGTACGAACCATGCAGTATTCCCAGCACCGTTATCCCCTGCCGATGCAAACGAGTTAATAGTAATAATGAAAGTACATCCACCATAATTCTGGAGGTCTATCGGATTACCAGTAACCGTCGTGGCTTCACCACATATATCCGGATTAATCGCTTGGAAAAATCCGAAACTTGAATAGAAATCTCTTCCACTTCCCATATTATTTTTCCTCCTACCTTATACGTGGATACAGCCGATTTTAACAGCGTCATAATCGATGACGTCTGCGCCTACCCGCTTCCGTGTGTAAACATTATCTTCAATCAAGCTCGTCAAACTTGACCCGCCTTCCGGCTGCTGCATGTTACCATGCAGATGAGACTATATCATCATCCTGTTCAGGATGTCCGGCGCTTCCAGCACCATTATTGACTTGTGCTGTACTCCCTTTCGGGATAGTCGTTGCGCGTTCTCTTATTTCAAGAGCTTCGTTCATGATTGTCCTATGCGGCCATCGCCATAATAGGAGTTTCCATGAGTTCACCGGATTTGCTATATGCGTTACCGCATAAAGGAGCTTCATTTAACTCGACAAAAGGTTTAACCGTGAACGGGTCCCTCTGTATCGTAATACCAAGACGATCAACAATAAGATACGCTGACTTCCAATCCGCAAGAATTACAGCAAGAGCATTTGCCGCGACTGCGGGAACGCTCGGGCTCATGCGCACGGGAAGACCAAGAATAGTAGATGAAGGATCAGCAGCGATCATAGAGGGCTTCCACAGATAATTCCCTTCACCGTCTTTAATTTTCATCCCTGCCGCAACCGTACCACGAGCCATCAACCACGTCCCACGCTCAAGGAAATATTCCAGCATGGCGTACTTGATATCTATAAAGCCATCAGCGGTAAGCGTTGCGGCTGCTCCCATATTAACTTGCTGAATCTGCCCCCAGTTCGTTCCACTAGGATAGGTAAGGATCCCCCGAGGTTTCCCAACCCCATCACCAGTCACAAACGAGGCCCCTTCCAAACGAGCAAAACGATCAGCAACTTTATTTCCGATCCAGGCTTCAACATTGATTCCAGAATCTTCAAGTAACTGCTGAGTCGCCCGTGGCTTAGCATACATAATGTGAACCGGAATACGTTTACGCCCAAAATCAGGAGTAGTAGTTTCAACCCCACCAGAAGTTTCAGATTCCCATCCCGCTCCAGACTGTCCACGGTCTACCATAAACTCAAGAGCATTAGTGGTGATTGATTCAACCGATGCAAGTTGACGGACTACGTCCATTTCATACATTTGAGTTATGACCCTGCTTGAAAGATACGGGCTCACCGTATATCCACCATCAGGATCTATTCCCACAGACAACGCCTTATACAGTTCAGGAGTCATCTGCTTTTCTCCGCCCCTGCTCCTCAACATACGAGTGAAGGCTTTCACATATTCTTGATATTGCGGAACATTGACCTCTGCATCTTCAACATTCACACCTTTCTCTTCGCTATTAAGCACAGACCTTGAAGCAAGTAAAAAATCCCTTGCATCTTTTTTAAGAATTTTTTCTTCCTCACCACTCAACTGACCTCCCGGCCGTTTCATAGCGAGTTCAAGAATACCCATTTTCTTTTCAATGTCTTCTTGCTGTTTGACGATCTTCTTGTCAAGTTCCTCTTGCCGAGTAGATACGTCAGCAGAAAGCTTCACAAGTTTTTCTTTGATAACTGCATCTCTCTCATCCTGAGTATCTACAGTTTTCTTCAGACTTTCAAAATTCTTGTTAATGTCCTCAATGACTTTTTTAGTATCATCACCGATAGCCTTGAGTTCCTTGCGGACTTCCTCAGAAATTTTGGAGTCTAATTGACTTTGGTAAGTGTCTTCTGCCATTGTCATTCTCCTTTTGATTTAAAGTTTTGAATCATTTCCCTAAATGCAGCTAACTCACTTTTAAGACTTATAGAATTTATCTCTGACCTTACGTCACGCAAGGCATCTAGCAAGACTTTATCTGAGGGCTTCATTCTGCCGACCAGAGTAGACCTGCATAAACTTACAATATATTTAGAAGCAGAGATGGAAAGACCTGCTTCATGCAAAGCCTTTTCTAATTCCCTGTCATTCTTAGCCCCTTCAATCGCTGCCTTAACTCCGGTTATTTGAGCTCGCGTGCTCGCGGGGAAAGTAACCGGAGATATTTCCCATAGGTTGATACTTTTAAGCCTCCGAATTTTTTTCTTTTCATCAACTTCAAATCCATCTTTATTGATTTCATACCCAATAGACAGACCACGAAGAGCACCCATCTTCATGAGTTCATACGCCTCTTTTCCTAGTTGAGTATTCATAGCGAGTTGACCCTCAACTTTTAAACCCTTCGCATTTTCCTCAATATTGGTCCATACTCCAAGAGGTTTTGTCGGATCGTGCTGCCATAACATCGCCACGCCATTTCCGTTCCTTCCACCCTTAGAAAGTGTCTCGGTATATGCGCCTGACACAATAACATCGCCATAAGAATCAGGTTCTCCACCGAACATTGACCCATAACCTTTAAATATTCCAGAGGGTTGAACGTCTTCACTCTTTAATTCAAAAGGAAAATCTTTATGCTCATTTATTTCCATCTTCAAAACTCCTTTACTCAATTATGATGGATTCTGTCCGGCTTCCGCCTGGACATATAATTCTACACACATGCAATTTATAACATTTTCGGAACTGCCCGATGGGTCCCCAGGATAATCAAGAGGCTCTTCATCGCCACCATCTTCTGCAGCTACAGAGTAAGGTTCATCCATTGGGATAGCCCCTGCCTCATTATATCGTTCACCGGCCGCGATATGCCCTGACCTTGACCTATCACTATTTGCACTAAGCCAGTATTTATTGAACTCGATTCCTACTTCTGAACCTATAGAATTGACACTTGACTGAGTACTAAATACAGCCGCAGAATGTGTCTCTGTTCTTGCAATTCGTAAAGCCTCCCATAAGTTGGCTCTTTCCCCCGTTGCAAGAATCTCTTTTGCTATATCTCTATGAGTCCTTATATCTTCTTCCATCATTGTTGATATAATTTTAGTTATCTTTTTCTTTGCAGTCTTTGTAACCTTTTGGATATTTTTACCCATTTGTTTTGAAGACCATTCATCATATACTTTCCAGTATCTCTCTTCAACGGGACCCATCTCTATTTCGTCAAGCCCATCATACCAATCGTCTACAGATTTAGTTTGAAAACCGTAACCCGCTTTTTTAACATCTTGGAATAGTTTTCTAAAAAAAGTTATCCCTATTATCTTATAATACTTTTTAAACAATAATCTTAACTCAGGAATTCTTTTATCTACACACCATTCAACCCTTCCGACAAATCCATTTTCTACTTCGATTGAAGCATCTATATAAAACTGTTTTATGATTTTAGATAGTGGTTTAACCCATGCCTTTTCTATCTGCATCATTATCAATACAAGTTCTCTATGCTGCTGCTGCCGTCCCCGTTTTGATTTTATATTTATCATTCTTTAATAGTCCCGTCTTCTTCATCAGATACTGGATTATCTTCAACAGGAGGTTCAGACATATCTGGTTCTTCTCCGAGTGGGATCATAGACGCCTGAACCATTATGACATCCCCAGAATCACCAATAGATTCAAGACCAACCATATCCCTCTTTTCATTAACTGTCAAAAATGTAGATTTTTCGGCAGTGTCCCAAAGTTCTTTACGCCTGCTCGCGAGCGCGGGAACCTGTGATAAATCATAATCCAAAATTAAATTTTCTTGGTCACGCAATAACCAGTTATTTAATTCTGATTTTAAATAGCTAAGATAATAAGAAACCGTGTCTTCCCAAAATGCGAGACGGGCTTCCATATAATTACTATATGTATTATCCCCCGGTATACCTAACATCATAGGAGGATAGCCATAGACCATTGCAATTTTACGGGCAAGTTCGCGGCCACCCTCTATATATTCAAGGTCTATTGCGCTCCATCCATACGGCTTCGCATCAGTTCCTTTCTCACCTTCAAGAATTAAATTCTTACCTGCATTTTTTCCACCTGCGTATTCTACTTTTAATTGTTTTTCAAGTCTTTCAAATTGTATGTCAGTTAACTGTCCATTGACCGTAAAGATCATACCTGGACGGGCTTGATTTTCTAACAGACCTTTATTCCATTTCGTGCGTTCATTGTCTGTATCAATTTCATATCCAGCGGATGCCGTCGGTGCTGAACCATACCATTCATCAGTAGGATGAAAGTTTTTGAGATGAAGAATATCACAAGACCCGTCATATTCAACCGGGAAATTTACTGAGTTCCCATTAAGTGTATATGTATATCCGTTCAAGGCTCCAGTGACATCACTCTTATTTAGAGTCATATAATCAGGACGTAGTACATACAGTTCCTGAACTCGTGTAGTGATTGAACTTGTCGCTCTTTCTAAATAAGAATTTCCACATAACAGTAAATAAGCTATTGCCTTCATTATCAAAAAATTAAAAGAGTCTGAAGGATTAGACCTTCTAACAAGTGTTAATAAATCATGTGAGTCTATCCTAATCTTTTTCCCATCATTATCTATTTCATACAGCCACCACGGAACAGTAGACACGGCCTGAGCAATCTTTAAAATACAAGTGTATGCAATCGCATTTTTTAAGTATGCTTCATCAGCATAAGATTTATAATTCTTTTCAGACCATAATGCAGTTGACCCACCTGCAAGAAGTATTTGTGTTCGGCTTGTCTTCTGGTCAGTAGTCCAAAAGAAATCAGTCACATAATTTAATAAGCCTTTTTTCATTAGACAAGAACCGCCTTTTCGACGATAAAATCAAATGTAACCGATTTACTAACATCAGTCAATGCAGTCGCCGTCATTTCAAGTTCCCCTACATAATCACCAGGAGGGATAAGTGCTGCCGTAGTTTCTGCCGACGTTATATTCACTTTAACAATCCCCAAAGTAGCTTGCGTAAAGTTAAAATCAGTAGTGACCTTTGATAATTTATACGTAGTATCATTTATATTTTTCTTTACGCCAAGACGAAACGTGTATGTAGAAACATCAACGATAACATCCGAATTAGTGATAGTAAATTTAAGCCATTTACCTTCACCGTTTTTAATTGATATTCCAGCCATTAGTCTTCCTCTGCCACTATAACTATATCAGAATCAAAATCGATTCCAATTTCTATTTCTGTTGACATCCCTATCGCTATTGATTCCTCAAGATAATAAATACTCGTTCCTCCTCCCGCTTCCGTTCCCATTCCCATCGTAACTATCATGTTCTTTGCCTGTCAAAAACATTAGTAGAAGCAAGAGCCCCGGCGTTATTATATATATTCCATCTTGCTATTTCAGTCACGCCATCGGGCATATATAAAATCAATTGCTTTGCGGTATCATCTATTTTTAATCTA